GTGTCCCAAAAAAAGAAGGCAGACAATACTGTGTTGCTCATTGGTGGGCATGACAAAGATAGGAACTTACACGTCATAGATTTTCGTTTTGGCAAAATGATGCCAGAGCAAATTATTGCAACAATATTTGAGCTTTGTGACAAATGGAATCTCAACGCAGTCACAATTGAGGTTGTCGCTTTCCAATTAGTGCTGGCGCACATGCTTCGATCTAGCTTTAATCGATTTAGACCAATTGTTGTCAATGAGTATAAGCCCAAGGGGGAAAAGAAGGCTCGTATTCAAATGATGCTGGAGCCATACTTCACCAATAGAAAGATTTGGTTGACGAAACCATTGTTGTCTCTGGCAGTATTTAAGGAAGAGATTGAGTATTTCTCTATGGATGTCAACAACAGGGTGCATGATGACTTTTTGGATGCTATAGCAATAATGATTGAGGTGTCTGTTCCGCTAGCTGGAAATAGCAAGGTGCACTTAGAGAGGTATAGGAAGCGTCATCCTATAAATAGGAAGTATGGAGGTGTGTATTAATGAAGGATTTTATTACGACGGTAACTGGTAAGAACAACACCCTTGGAGACGAGAACGCAGATATTGTTGGATATATTGTTAACGAGCTAAAAACCTTTTCTATTGCACGGCTGACTAAGGAAGAAACTTGGCTTGAGTGCTGGGCAGCTTATCTTGGCTCGCCCCAGAGTATTGAAGCTATGCGGTCACAAATGTTGCGTACAGTGGGAGATGTCAATAATGATTGGAGACACCGCATTAATGTGGGAAAGGCTTTCGATAACGTTGAAACTATCCTCGCTTATTTGCAGCAAGCATTCTTCCCTAATCAAGATTGGTTTGATGCTGTACCTCTAAACCCCGGTTACTTTGAGTTAGCGGAGGTTGTCAAAAAGTTTACTCAAAAGAAGCTTAGGGAGAGTAATTTCATTTCAAATTGGGAAATGTTTCTTAGGCAGTTGCTTATCACAGGCAATAGCTGTATTGCTTTGCCTTGGAGGTATGAGACCACTAAATGGAAGACTAGGGTAAGAGTGCACAGTCCCACATCAAAGGCATTGGGTTTTGGAGAAAAGATTTCTTACAAAACCGAAGAGGTGGAAAAGATAATCCAGAATGCTCCAGATTTTGAAACCTTGGATATGTTTGATGTCTTCATTTCTCCCCAATCTTGCGACCCAAATCGTGGGAATTTTATTAGAAGGTTTTATAAAACAAGGGCTGAATTGGCTCAGTGTATACGTTCTGGACACTACACTGGTGTGACAATAGATGACATCAGGGGAATGAAAGCTGGGGTCAGGATGTACGATACCAGCCAATCTAATAAGGATGAGGTCAAATACTATCAGGGGCTGAATGTCTATAGTGGGCGGGACAATGCAAATTGGTCAGATGAGATTGAGCTATTTGAGTTTTGGGGTGATGTTCACTTGGAGACCAAAACCTACCATGATGTTAGGGCAGTTGTTTGTGGAGCAAAGCTGCTTAGGTTTGAGACTAATCCTTATTGGTGTGGTAAGCCTTTTGTCATTACCAACTACATTCCAATAGTTCGCTCATCTATGGGAGTTGGTGTGATTGAGCCTACATTGGGAATGTTGCACGAGTTAAACATTTTGACTAATTCCAGGCTTGATAATATGTCAGTTTCGTCCGACTGCATGTGGGAGTACCTTAATGATGGGACTTTGCAGCCAGATGAGATGTATACTGCACCAGGAAAAATCTTTCCTGTATCTCAGATGGGTAGCATTAAGCCTATAGAAATGCCACAGGCTTATGTTGTGACCTATGAGGAGTCTCAATTTTTAGAGCAACGTATAGACAAAAACACGGGTACTGGAACCTTTGTAGGCGTAGGTCAGGGACGGAGTGGGGAACGAGTTACTGCCCAGGAAATTATAGCTACCAGGGATGCTGGGGGTAATCGTCTAGCTGGTGTACACAAGCATATTGAAGAGACAGGATTGATTGTTTTGCTTGAGAAGTTATTTAGGCAGATTCAGCAATTTCAGTCTGAGGATGAGATTGTCAGAATCCCAGGGGCAGAGCCGGGCGAATTCGATTATGTTGCTGTGGGTGTTGAAGAGCTACAAAATGATTTTAAATTAATGCCAGTTGGAGCTGACCATGTAGTTGATAAGGACTATAAGCTCAACAAGTTATTGCAATTCCTTCAAGTGTGCAGCCAGTATCCTGAAACAAAAGCTAATCTTAACTATCACAATTTGCAGCTAGAGATAGCTAGGATGCTTGGTTTGGATGAAATTGAGCGATTTGTAATTGAGGGGTACAACCCACAACCAACGCCAGATAATGCTGGTGGACAGATGGGTGGCACAGCACCTATGCAGCAACCTGGTGGTATGGGGACAGGTATGGATGCATTAAATCAGGAGCTAGGTAAAATGGGTGGGCAGCCTATGCAACATGCAGTACAGGGTCAACTAGAATCAGATGGTGGTATGGATTTGATGAAGAACTTAGCTGGCATAGATAACCCAAGTGTGCCACCACCAGTGCCAGTGCAATAATGTTTAGTAGGTAGTATATTTGTATTATGGCAATTAATGCAGACCCAACCGTAGGTGGAAGCCGTGCTAGTGAAGAGCGCTCTCAGATTGTTGACAACACTGACTTCCCTGAAGCATATGTGGAGCCAGCACCTTTGCAGGCTTCTGACGCACAGATAGTTAGAGACGTTGATGAAAATGTTGCCACTTCAACAACTGATTCAGCAACAATTGAGGAATCTGACCTAGCTAAGCGACTAGCCGAGTTGGCGCATAAGGCACCTCTTAGCGAGCCACCAAAGGCAACGCAAGAGAAACAATCCCCAACTCAAGAGGGAGTAGTTGATGATTCTTCTATTAATCTTGAGACTGTAGATTTATCTTATTTGCAATTAGGTGAGGATTATGGCGTTCCAGACCTGAATGTAAATGAGACTGACCCTGAATTCCAGCAATGGGCTTCACTTATGGAGAAGTTTTTAGGGCACTCCTTTGATGAATATAAAAACAGAAGGGTGTCTCTAAAGAAAGCCAATCAACTTGCTTCTGAATTAGAAAGGCAGAAGCAGGAACGGAACATCCAAAAGCAGCAAGCGCACATTAAGCAGATATGGGGAGTAGATGATACTGAGTACCAAAAGCGTATGGGTCAAGTTGTCGACGTATTTCAAAAGCTAGACCCAGTGACTCAGAGACTTGTAGACCGTGACCCAATGGGTGCAGTGAAACTGTGGAAGGATATTGAGATGACAAATAAGATAAGCAATCCAGAAGTACCTTCCATAGAAAAAAGCACAACAAAGGCTAGCCAAACTGGAGCAGCCCAGCCAGAGAAGTTCACTGGAAGGCAGATTGCGGCAATGAGTGAAAGAGAGAAACGCAAGTATTGGTCTCAGATAGTTAGCGCCAGCGAAAACGGATTAATAGATTGGAGTAGCTAGCTATGGCTTTACCTGGTGGTGCGTATCAGGGTAGTTTATTTACTACTGTGCGTGGGGATGTCTTCATTCCGGAAATTTGGTCAAATGAGATTAAGCGTTTTAGAGATGCCAGCTTGATTGCAGCAGGTACTTGTAAGAAGCTTCCTATGGTGGGGCGAAAGGGAGATAAAGTTCATATACCGCTAGTTTCCAGGTTAGCTGTTTTTGATAAAATTGCTGAGACACCAGTCCAGCTGCAAGCCCGAACTGATACTGAGTACACAATCATTATTGACAAGTACAAAGAAGCCAGTTTTGGTATTGAGGATATTCTCAGAATTCAGGCAGATTATGATGCTATGGGTGAATACACCCGTGAAGTAGGGTATGCTCTAGCAAGAGACTTAGACAATTTTGTTCTTGCTCAGAGAGCAGTGTTCAATTCAAGTGTTAGTGGTGCGTTTACGCAACGTATTTATAACACTTCTGATGGCACTTCTGGAGGCACAAAGCTTGCTTTGTCTAAGGCTGCATTGCTTGCAGGGAAGCAAATCTTGGATGAAGTAGATGTACCAGCCGACCGATATCTGTTAGGGTCTCCAGGTCAATATAATGACCTATTAACAATTACTGAATTTACCAGTGTGGATTACAGTGATGGGCGACCAACCCAGACTGGTAAAGTTGGGCAGATTTATGGTCTATCAGTAATGATGTCTAGTAATGTTACTGCTAATAGCTTGACTGGTTATCAAAATGGTTCGGGTGCTCCACAGCAGCCCACTCCTGGTGTAGTTGGTTCTCCATACGTGCCTACACAATTACCTACTGAAGTAGCGTCACTGACTACTCTAGATACGGGCTTTACTACAGCTTTAATGTACAACTCTGATTACTGTATATTGGCTATGCAGAAAACCCCTAGTGTTGAGTCTTCCAGGGAAAACTTGTTTCAGATGAATGCTGTAGTTAGTACACAGGTTTATGGTGCTAAGGTTTACCGACCTGACCATGCAGTTATTATCCATACGGCACCATAGAATATAGATAGAGTAGCATTCCTTTAGGCGTTGCCCCCTTGTTCCCCCTAGGGGGTTTTCTTATGCTTATATGTAAAAATAGGAGTAATTAACAACTTAGAGTAAATAGTATGGTTGCTTCGTCTACTTCAACTTTATTAGAAGTAATAAATCAAACTTTACTCGATATAGGAGAGCGGCAAGTAACCGCTATCGTTTCCCCCTTTGCTAAGAAAGCTAGCCAATATGTGCAAGAAGCTGTTCGTGATTTGCAACATTTGCATACTTGGGAGTGGCTCTATGACAAGATTCTAGCCACAACCTGGGTAAATCAGGTAGCGACTTTATCTAATATTCAGAGAATTGAGTATGTTAGCTGGGATAGTACTGGGTTTGGTGGAGCTTATCAAAGGCTGAACTATGTTGATCCAGAAATCTTTGATGCAACCATAGTACCAGATGGGTTTGTGTCAACAAGTGAGACATCCACAAGACCCATTGTGTGGACTATGGATTCGTATAATACGGCTAGAGTGAACCCATATCCTACAGACTCAAGTGGGCAAGCTAGGGTAGTTTTTTATGCGCTTAGGGACATGGTTCCACCGACCACTACAACAGGTGTTTTCCCAGTTCCTGAGTACATAATTCCATTGGTGAGAAAGAGGGCTGTGTACCTAATGACTGTGAGGCATTTGGAGGACGCGCAGTCTGCCCAAATGATTGCACAGGAATTCGACCAAATGCTGCATCAGTTGAGAACCAGAAATGCTAAGACTCCTATTGGTGGACAGATGAATATGTATAAGAGGAATAGGAGATATACTCTATGACATTTTCACAGGATAAAAATTTAGAGCAGAATAGGTCTGGGCAGTCAACTAAGGAAACTGATATCTTCAGTAATAATTTTGGTGGACTGAATACATTAGCAAGTCCTCTTAATATCCCCTATGAAGACTCCCCAGAATTACTGAACACAGAGGTTCTTATCTCTGGGCAGATTACTAAACGCAAGGGCACTAGAGTGCTGTTTAAAGAGGAGGGGTTGGCAAGCACTGCTGTGGGTGGTGTCTCCTTGATTACGTATACTACAGCCCTAGCTTATAATTTTGTCGTTCAAAAGAGCCGCAAGGATTTAAGATTATTCATTATTGAAAATGATGTAGCCACAGTACGAATGACCAAATCTAATGTCTGGGACTCTAACGGGGGTGACATTAGAGCTACTTATGTCGCAATTCCAGATATTGAGCCAAAGCTAATTTTGACTACAGGGGTCAACTGCCCTGTTGAGCTAAAGTTTGTTGAGAAGTCCACAACAGTTACGAGCGGTGCACCTTTCAACAGCATAGCTTTCACCAGTGATACTAGATATGTCAATGCAACTAACGCAAATGTCTTGGTGTTCCAGGACAGGGTTTTGAAGACGGATGTTTCTTCAGTTGTTTATGGAGCGGGCACAACAACGGTTACCTTCACTAACAACATAGCTGCTGGAACTTACACCTTTGATATCATTTTGGTTGTTTGGCATTGGTATGCTGAGGCATTCCTTTTTAATGGAGATAGATTTTTCAGTAGTGTAACTGAGTTGACTTCACAATCCTCAGGGGGTACAGGATTATCCAACGACCCAGACCAAGTTATTACTTTACCTGCTGAAATTAGAGATTTTATTGAAGCGGACTTAAACTTCAATTATCCAATAAGGGCTTATAAAAGCACTGCATATAATGATTCTTTTACACTAAAGACTGACAGAGAACCATCTACTGCTGATGAGTATAGTCATTCTGATGGCACTCCATATAAGCAAGCTGCTGGGAAAAAAGTAAACCCCTCACCATTGTTTATTACCTTTGGTAAGGAGTTCGTACCAGCTTCTGCGACAGATGGTCAATCTCGACCTGTCTATCTAAGTAGAAGACGACGAATATTTTTTAATGGTTCCACAGATATTCAAGGACAATATTTAAAGGTTTTTGTAAACAGTACAGCTAAATCACAAAATACTAATGCAGGTGTAGGAAGTGCGACTTATGGGGATTGGTACTTACGCTCTAGTGATACTAGCACTCCTCTCACTAGTACTAGCAGTGCTGGTAAATATTTGGATTTTGAAGCCGCTACAGTAATTGGTATCCCCAAAGATGCAAGGGTAGAGATTGTAAATGTACAAGTTAGGGATATAGGAAGTGCAGCTACTAATGTGAGAGATGACTATGCCGATGGTGGGTATATTCCCATTTATGGAATAGGGTTATATAGCAATTACTTAACAGGCAGCCATCCACGGAATGTTTCACTTTATCAAGGTAGGTTGGTATTTTCTGGGTTCCCAGACCAACCATTAACAGTAGTTTTTAGTAATGTTTTTGACAGTGTTACTCCGGGTGTAAATTATAATTCTTTTCAGGTGGATTCCTTTTCTACACTGGATACTGACCCACTTGATATAATCTTAGCTAGTCAGCCAGACGATATTGTAAAGGGTATTATTGAGTGGCAGAATAATCTATTTGTGTTGACGAGAAAAGCGGCGTTCCGAATTTTTGGGAATCAAACCGTGTTAACACAACGGAATAAATTTGCTGTGTTTGTGTCGAATATTGGTTTGGTAAACTCGTATTCTCTTGTAAGAACTGACAGGAGTATATTGTATTTGTCAGATATTGGGATTTTTGACTTAACTCTAACGTCCAGTACGAACGAGTATGAGGCTGCTGAAAAGTCAATAAAAATCCGCACGAAGTTCGGAATAACCCTAAATCCTGCATATGAGAACCTTTCTTGGATGGCTTACGATGGCACGAATAGATATGTCTTTATAGGGCTGCCAGTAAGTGGAACCAGCTACACATCCGATGTGTTGCTTGTTTATAACACGTTTCGGGAAAGCTGGACTGAGTACACAACACCAATTGGATTTAATGCTTATGTTGCTTTAACCTATGTTGACCGAGCTAATGGCATTGGATTCCTTATGGGCTGCTGTAGGTATAGGGATGGCTCTAAGGTTCCCACTGACTTTCTGCTTATTCGTTTTGGGTATGAGCGGTACATAGATTTTGCTGAGCATTATGTTGGCAATGGGTCTGCAACCAATTACAATACAAGCCCTCGTTCTTATGTAACTTATACCACTACAGACACAGTACATGAGTATCCAGTGAATCGTTCAGACAGTGGGCAGTATAGGGGATTTGATTTACTACCAATAACAAATTTACAGGACTGCTATGTGACTCTTAATGGAGTAGCTCAGGTATTTAGTACTGATTGGGTAAAACTACCCAATGGGAACATATATTTGCTATTAAACCCAGGTGCTGGGAAAGTTTTGAATATTTACATGAGGCGTCCTGTCACGGAAGAAGACATTGGTCAAGTTACTTATGGCGTTTTCTCTCCTCAAAATTATGAGCACGAAATAGTGATAGTTGATAATGTTCTGAAGGTACTTACCACAGACTACACAGTAAATGAGAGCAGTGGGGTGTACAGAGTAAATATAAATGCTGTTACCAATTCTATTTTGATTATTGGGCAAGCCTACCAAATTTTGTACACAAGCCCACTCCTAACCCAAAAGGCTTTATTGAAGCTCAAGCGAGTAAAGCATTTGTTTGCTTTTTTTGACAATACTTTGGGTCAACGTACCTTCAATATTAGTGAGGTTAATGTTACTAGTGGGCAATCCGCTGAACAAATTGTAGGCGTCCCAAAGATTAGGCAAAATGTTAGTGTTGCTGTCAAATATGACAGTGATGATGATGCTGAAAATATTTACGACATGTATGGATACTCAGCAATATTGTGGGACGATGCCCAGTTTGACATCGACCCACCAGGGTATTCGTATAGGAGGGATGGCTTGTTTAAGGAGCCTTTACAGGGACTAGGGGCAACCTATCAGCTTTTGCTCTGGAATTTTGACGAAACAGCGTTTATTTTCAGTGGGTATCAGCTATCAGCTACACTTAAGGGAAGTCGTTATATTCATTGGACTAGAGGTGGATAATGAAGGTTTTACCGAAAAAAATAGACGAGCTAATTAATCTGGCAACAATGGAGAAGCAGGTTTTATTTGACAAAGTTTTAGTTGTAGCTTTACAGTTTCCAAATGGGTTTGTTTTGGTAGGTGTTGGTGCATGTGTTGACCCAAAAGAATTTGATGAAAAGATAGGCTTAACTGTTGCTTTAGAAGATATTGCTAATCAACTTTGGAAGCTAGAAGGATATCTATTGCAAGAAATTTTATATAGGGGGCAAGACAATGAGTTATCTAGAATTTGATTTTAAGGAAAATCCATACGGTGCAAAGGACAGGATGAAGATGATAATCGACCAGTTTTTTAAAGCATATGTTTTCTTAAATGAAGAGTTGGTAAAAGCGCAATTGGTACAAACTGGTCATGCTTTGACCCACATTGGGGCAACCCAGAAAACTCCAGTGGTCGACATCACTATGGAATTTACTGGGGATGAGTGCAAATTTATTGTTGATGCATTAAGAAAAGAGTTTAACCGGAGGTATTGAAGATGGGCGCAGCGGTTCCAGTCGTAGGTGCGGTTCTTGGGGTCGCTGGCGCAGTCTCCCAGCATAGTGCTGCCCAACAGCAAGCTGACGCACAGCGTAGTGCTCTAAACCAGCAATCAGCTATAGAAGCACAAAATACTAAGCTGAGGCTAATTGAGCTACAGAGACAAAAACTATACTCTGATTTTCAAGGTCAGATAGATACTGCAAAGAGAGAGATTGCTAAGTTCACTGACGAGAATGCCCTCAATCAGGCTGCTCTCATGGACACAATAAATAGGAATACTCAGCAGTTTGGTGTGCAGCAGCAAGCCATTGAGGCGCAGACGCAAAACCAGCAGTTGGTTGGACAGTCTCAGGAAACAAGGTATGGTTCTCAAATTCAAGCTTCTGGACTGATTGCCACAGAAGCCGAGCAAGGCAGGCAGCAGTTGACAGACTTAGCTAACCAGGGTGTGTCTGTCCTCAATGCTGAAGCTGAGCGCAAGCGGGCAGAGGCTACCACTATGGCTGGGTTTGCTAATGGGGATGTAGCTGGGTTGTCTCTATCTGACGCAGCTAACCTCATGAATATGGCAATGTCTGGGCAGGATACGTCTGCAAGTTATTTGCAAAGATACAACCAAATTGTTGACCAGGTTCGTCAGGGTGGCTTGAATGCTGAAGCTGTAGCTAATATTACAAGACAGATGGGTGCAAATGAGGCTGATTTCTTAGCTGGAAGTGCGGAGCGAGGCAGACAGTTTATCGACCTAAACCAAGCCTACAACGAGCAAGAGGTGCAGAACAACTATCAGATGAACCAACTAGGCATAGAAGCAGCCCGTGCAGCACAGAATACAGCATATACGATAGATTCTGCACAGCAAGCGTTGAATACTAGTTTTTACGACATACAGAGGCAATCACAAGAGAGTGCGATTAAGGGTGCAGGGCAGGCTGTACAGGCACAGATAGCTACTCAAAAGGGGGCGATAACTAATCCTAGTATCTTTGGAGTACTGGGGGCAGGATTTAACGCTTATCAAGCGGCATCGTCAGCTTTTAGTGGTGGAGGTGGGCGTGCTAAGTCATCCTCTGTTCCAGTGGCTAATCAGCCAAGCTATCAACCTAATGGCTACGGCTATATTTCTGGCTTTAGGCAGGGAGGGCAATAATTTGGCTAGGCAATATGGTGGGTTTCCTTTGAGGGTGGTGGGGACTGACCTATCAAGAAAAAATGTATCGCTTCCATCCGCTGACCTAATACCACCTGGTCAGAATAACTCACAGCAATACTTCCAAGGTGCTGCTCAGCGACTACAAGGAGCAGCAGATTCATTATCTGGTGGGTCACAGCTATCTGCACAGATATCTCAGCAAGTAACTGAGAATGCAATCAAAACAAACGAGGCACAGGTTGCGGTCGCCCGCACCCAAGCCGAGCTAGCTGGGAGGCAAGAAGCACAGACGGCACAGACTCTTGGTGGAATTTCCAAGATGCTGTTTGACTATCATGATTCTGAGGAAAAAAGGAAAGCTGCCCAACAGGAGTCCAGATACAAGCAAGCAAGAGATGCAGTAGCCGACCAGAGGGAATCCATACGGTTGGCTATCGCCATCCAGGATGCTAACAGGGCTGAAGGGAAGTATGTTGATGAAAAGCAGCAGGCACTCACCCAGAAGCTAAAGCAAAACTACGAACAGCAGGTAGCCCTGCCAGATTATGCAAAGTTGGAGCTTGAGGCGCAGCCCATCCTGTACCAGTATGGGATGTCAGAGCTTGAGTCCAGATTGCAAAAGTTGAACGAAACGCATAGGGGGCGAGTGACTCCACAATTTACAGTGGAAGCCACACAACGCATTCTGGCTCAAGCACATGGGGAGCAGAATAGGCAGTTTCAGGCAACCTATGACAATGTAAAACAAGTCCAGAACTACAGTTCAGAACTTGTAGAAAAAAGGTTTAGGTTGCAAGCTATGGCTGATTCAGCCAAGATAGCTTCTGGTCTAGTGCCAGTAGATGAGGGCATACAAAATCTTGAGCAGACATCACTCAATTACATAAAAGAGAACAATTTATCTCTGCAAGATAGTTTGAGGGTGCGCCTAGCTGCCACTGAGACTATGCTTTCTTCTGGGCAGATGGGTCTGGATGCCAAGGTTAAGGTTCTGGCATATAACCAGCGCCTTAGTAGCGCGCTCACCCAGATTAATACCCTAAGGGAGGAAGAAAGCTATAGGACTATGCCTGAGGCTGAGCGACGGGCTAGGCTTATGGCAATTGCCTCAGAGAACCAGTTACAGTTTGGTGACGTTACAGCCTTGGCTGACCCGCTGGCAGACGTTCGCCGCAATGTCGAAACTGAGCAACTTGGGGTTCAGTTAGGTGAACTAGAAAAGCGTAATATTGTAACCCAAGCCAACCGAGTACAATTCAATGAGCACAATGTTGGGGACGCTGTAGGTACACTGATACAGCAAGGGGAAGGTTCAGCTAATGCAATCCTCAATGACCCCAATACTAAGGGAGTGAGGTTTTGGGAGCATGTTGGCTCAGTCTACAAGCAGTATCAGGATTATGCCAAGCTAAAGACCAATACTGTCACTACAATTTCAGATTTGCAAATTAGGAAGTACAGGATTCAGCAAGAATATGAAAAGCTAAAGGCTGGTGGCGGAGGGGATACAGAAATTCTGGATGCGCTTAGAGCTATAGCATTATCAAATATTGATAAGCTTCCCCCAGAGATGCAACCAACTGTGACCAGCACAGCCACTAAAGCGCTAGACATTACATCTGTGGGGAATATTCTTCAAAATATTGACAAGGAATTCAATACTCAGATAGCCCAACTCCAGTCAAATCTTGCTAACACCAAAGCGGGCGTAGCTAGGTTTGGGTTGGATGATGTTTTCAACACCGAAGGTAAGGGCAGCTCCCTGGAGACCATGAGGTCTAGATTTAAGGGTGAGATTAGTGGTTATACAACTCTGATTAATAATTTGCCTGCAACCAAACAAGTTACAGGTCAGGGGGTAACGCCAAATTTTAATCGTGGGGGTACTGGGTTAGCAGCAAACCCAACAAGGATAGGGCTTACGAAATCCTTGGATGGAATAACCCATGAGCCTATAATTGCCTCTAATCAATTACAGTCAGTTACTTATGGGAAAAGTAATTTTGCCGTACCATTTCGACCTGGTACACAAGTGACAGTAAGCGACGAGTGGGGTGGGGCTGGCTCTGCTGTCTATGCAAGGCGTGGTAGACCACATGCAGGCGTAGACTTTGCTGTTGCTTCTGGTACTCCCGTGATATCCCCGGTGGCTGGGGTGGTAGTTAGGTCTGAGACACAAATAAATGGACAAACAGGGAAGGGGTATGGCAACTATATAGATGTCAAAATACCTGACGGTCGTGTGCTTAGGTACGCACACCTGAGTGGGGCTTTTGTGACCCCAGGACAAGAGGTACAACCTGGGCAAGTGCTAGCTAGGTCTGGTGACACTGGCGCTCCAGGACAGCAACATTTACATTTTGAAGTTAGGGATGGTACTACTCAGTATTATTTTGAGGGCACAACTAATCCAGTAAGTTTTTTGCAGGAAGTTAAATCTGGGTTTGTGAGTCGTTCTCCAAGGAGAAATAACGAACTTAATAATTTTTATAGTCCTTATTCTAATAATCCCCCTGTCGCCCTACCCAGAGTAAGCTCTAGGGCACTAAAGCTACCATTAGGGAGGTTTCTGGCTGGGGGTATGGTTTATTCCCCAACTACAGAATTAGCTGCTATCCCTATTAGTGCCCATACAGAATACAACAGAGCTAACCCAATTAGGGGTATGCCAGTGCAGTCAAGGATTGAGGGGGTAAATTTAGCCAGAGTAAATAAACCAGGAAGTAATTATGGTTATACAAGGTTAGCCAAGGATAAAGCCTTAGCTAATAAGTTAGCAGAAACAGCATCATGGCTTGGTGTACCTGCTGTGTGGCTTGCTGATGTTGTTTACTTTGAATCTGGGTTTGATGAACAATTAGTAAACCAGTACGGATGTACTGGTCTGTTTCAGTATTGTGGGGAACAGAGAGATGAATTTGGTGGTCTAAGCTCCATTAAAAATATGTCTTCTGTAGACCAATTCGAGCTATTTAAAAAGTATGCCAATAAATGGGGTGCACGGGGGAATATCAAGAGTATTGAAGAATTGTATACGTTGTTCCAAAGACCTGCCTTACTACCAAAGCTTAAAAAAGGGGACACCAGCGTCCTTGACATGAGAGATGGAAATGGTGGGTCTATTGGGGAATATATAGAAAAACATATTGGTCGGGAAGTTGGGCGTAAGTATAGGGTTAATAGCCGTTCTAGGCGAGTTAGCTCGGCAAATATTATTCATGATAAATATCATTCAGATTGTGCTGTTTGCAATCAATTGGCAGCTAGTGGCAGCCCAATCATTCCGCATGAGGCAGAGGTGGGCTAATGGGATTAATTAATGAAACTGAAAACAAGAATGACCCTAGGTTGCAAGGCGGACAAGTACCACCAGCACCTATACTCACACCACCACCAGTACAACAACAAGACATACCAGAGCCACCACCAGACGCACCACAGGATGTAGCACCTATATCTCCACTGGACATACAAACACCGCAGATACAACAAGATGGGGAAATTCAGCATGAAAACCTTCCTCTAGATGCAATCAACCCACCACTGATAAATCCTAATGTCCCAGGCATCCCAGAGGGGACTGGGAGTTTGGGAATTGCACCATCACAAGAGGGCGGTGGCTTTGCTGTCGACCCGTCTATACCACAGGGATTTGGTACACAGGTTCCAGTAGAGATTCAAGCCAAGCAGCAACAGGAATTGGAGCTATTAAAGCAAGCTCAGCAAATTCCTTATGAAGACTCATATTTATCTGGGGAGACGACCCCTACTGTATACAACACTCCTGATAGCTATAAGCAGCAGCTCGATAGGGAGACAGAGCAGTGGTTTAAGCGTGCAGCCCCACAAGTCCCCCAAGCGGAGGACAATCTCCGCCAAAGCCTTCAGCGTCCAGGCATTCCCGGCATGCCCTGGGTTGATGGACGTTTTAACCCCGACCCACTTAGGAATCCTTTTGGTAGTGTTTATTCGACTAATCAAGTTAAGAATTTTTGGGAAGAAGGTCTGACTGGTCTGGAAGCAGAAGCCAAGAAAAATAACTTCGACCCGTGGGCTGGCTATAAGCAGCTTTGGGGAGAGTTCAAGAAAGACCCCTGGGGGAATGCCTGGAAGTTACCACTATGGCTTCCCCTAGGTTCAGCAGCAGGTAAGTATGGTGATTTTGGGGAGGGTTACTTAGGGTCTGTGTTGTATACACTTGGGATAGGGCAGAATGCTGTACAAGCTGGGGCAACTAGTCTTTATAACATAGCTACAGGGAATTACCAGAAAGAAGCAAATAGACCTAGTTTTGTTCAAGGGCTTTTGGGAAAATCCTACGATTTCACCACTGAGTCCTCCCCAGACAGACCCCTATCTTTTCTTGGCTCTAAATCTAACCCGGACACATTCGACCAATTAGCAGACAGGTCAATACTTTGGAAAAGCCCATTTGCTTATTTTGGTATACAGGCAGCTAAGTTAGCTTTTGGTAAAAAAATACCTGAACCTATTAAGAAAGGCTTCACAGACCAATGGGGCAACTCATATTTTAGATATCCAGAATTTACAGCAGGGCTTATTGCAGACCTTGCCACCCCAGAGCCAAGGGATATAGTTAAGCTATTCCGTCCCAGCTACTGGAAAACCTTTGGTCAAGCTACCAAACCAGTAAAGGAGACATCTGAGAAAGTTATAGGATTGGAGAATTTTAGACCAACAACGCTAAGAGAAGAAGTTCCTAAGTTAGCAGTCATTCCTAAGACACCAGATCAGATTGTCAAAACCATCCTTAATGCAGAGCCAGTTGTACCTGGTGAATTGGTGCAGGTTATTCGCTCCAATGAGGATTTGACCAACCTAGCAGTTCGCAATGGGGACATACTTCCACAGCCAGGGGCACTCACTAAACGCAGACTTGATTTATTGGCTCAGGAGAATCCTACATATAACCGTCTGGGCGCACCAATAATTCATATGGAAGCTACTCTTGAGCCACATCAGAAGCTACTTCCACCAGGAAATGACTTGATAGAGGCGGCTAGAGAACTAACTACTGAACAGGCAGCATTAAAATTTCAGGAAATTAGGAAGCGACTTATGGTAGCCACCCCAGAGGAAGTCCAGAAGTTGGCACAAGATGGTGATGCGATCGCAACAGCAATGACAATGCCCCCAAAGGTGAGCAATCCGTTCAAGCTAGCTGAGGTGCAGGGGGATTATCCCAGGAACCTAATTACTAAATCCCCAGACGGTATCCAAGCCACACAGGAGTTAGTAGATATTGAGCATGCATATTTTGAAGCATCAGAGACAGCAAGTGAAATCATGGATGACTTGCAGATGCAAAAGCAGGCTCTAGCCAATTTCTTTGATGACATGGATAATCAGAGTTTAAATGTTGGTAGGCAAAATCTTGATGCTGACGAGGTAATACCCTTTAACCCTAGTGAAGAAATTATTAGTGTAAATACGAAGACCGAGTTGGCTTCTAACTTGAGTCAGCAAACCTTCTATCATGGGTCAAAGGTTACTGACTTAGACCTAGCGAAAATTGACCCATTGGTGGGAGGCTCTAGAGGAGAATTTGGGACAGCCATATATTTCACAAATAAGGCAGATGATGCCTTAGACTATGCTAAAGCACACCCAGGACGTAACCTACCAGATGTTACTGGTAGAAAGTTTAGTGAAGTTGGTAATGTGCATGAGGCTAAGATAGACTTCACAAATCCAATAAATAGTACAAAAGCTGTAGATGAGCTGCTTAAGGCATCTATTATTGATGCGGTCAATTCTTCAGCATTAGACCAGTCCATCAAAAAATCAATATCTCGCTGGATTTCTAGAAATGATGTGACCCTACAGGAGCTTTATCCAAAAGTTGATGAGGCTATTGCAGGCTCATATTCTGGCTATCCCGAAAATGTAGGGCTTGATGTACAGAGAAGAATCAATGACACTTTGCGTAAAAATGGCTATGACGCAATAGTTCATTCTGTAAACGGGGACACCCAGGTGGCTTATTTGGGCAAACCTGGTGGGGGAAATCCAATCACTACCAATGCTGTCACTCAGCATGGAGTTGGTGACCTTCTGGAGCAGGCAATATCTCGCTACATGGCAGACACTAAAATTGCAAAGAGGTATCCAAATAATGTTTACTCTAAGGCTACCAGTGTAGATAGCCAGGGTGGGTTGCTCTATAGATATGCCAGTCAAACCCAGGACAACTTTGATATAGCTCAAGAGAAAGCCACCAGGTTGGCTAATGACCTTGTGCAAGCAGAAGATAAGTTAACAGCCATAGCAAAGGCTGAGAGTGAAGTGGATGTCTCCAGAAGGGTCGCTAAGGCTGGTAAGGCTGATGATTTAACCATCCAGCATACTAAGTCACCTGACACTAACCCTTGCCTGTGAGCTACAAAATTAATCCCTTATAAATGCTTGACAAGTTCTGATAGTAGAGCTATATTAAAGACATGAGAGGAAAGAGCTACCAACTCTAACCTCCCACTGACCACAATCTAGGATATTAGACAATGGCTAACAATATTTTAACTGCAAGCGTAACCCAAGTACCTTTTGGGAATACTGAAATTGAAGGACTGCTTTTAGAAGATGGAAGCTTTGCAGTCTCTATTCAGCAAGCTGCACTTCTGTTCCAGGTTCGTCAAGATAACGCTCAGAGAGACTTCAAATACTTACTAGGAAAGGATGCCAGGTTCGTCAAAATTAGGGTTAAAAATGCCCAGAGCAAAAAGTCTGAAAATTGCCTGACATTAATAGATTTTGAAAGACTGATTTTTGAGTTAACTCTGAAGGGTAACAAACACTCTGTAGAGTTCTCAAGAATGCTTGTTGGACTATCTTTAACCCAATTATTCTCAGATGCATTTGGCATCAAGTTTGAAAAGGAAGACAGGCAAGCGTTCCTGAAGAACAGGATGGCTACCAAAGAGTCTTTCTGGTTTCTATCTGATGAAATCAAAGCCTACATTGATGCAAATGGCTCTAGTAATCCCCAGTATCACTACATCAATGCTTTCAAGGTAATGTCTGTAGGGTTGTTTGGGAAAACTCCCAGCCAAATAAAGGAAGAATTGGGTTTAACTAAGGGTGAGTTAAACCGTGACCACTTTGGTGTCGAGTCCCTAAGGCGTATAGACATCATCCAAACTTTGGCACAAGTCAACATCAAGAATGGCATTAAGCCATATAGCGCTGTAATTGCAGCTATCAGCACGTTCAATTTTTCGACAATTACTTACACCAAATAAGGGGGAATATATGAGTAAGGCACTAGGGACTTTCATCTCTGCTTACATAAAACCAGATACAGCAAAAAGACTGAATAATGCTGTAATGATGACCAATGCAAAGACACGGTCACGGTTGATAGAAGACATTATCACAGCTTGGCTTGAAAAGAATGGTTTCTAATTGATGCCGCAAAGGAGTGGGCACGACCCCACTCCCATTAATAACGGCAGTCCACTTACACTACTAAGCAGACAAAAAATATGTTATCACGATACGACAGTATGTTATTACTTCAAGACAATTTACTAGAAAGGTTAAAGGTTGAATCTATAAAAAGTATTGTAGATTCAGTGGATAAATATGGCTCAATAAATTTGAGTTTTAGTGGAGGAAAGGATAGCCATGCAGTATTGGGATTGGTTATTGAGGCTATCAACAAGGGTCTTATATCCAAAACAGACATTACAGTTTTGCACTCTGACACCACCATTGAATATCCGACAATGGTCGATCTGACATTCAAAACTCTTGACTATGTCAAATCACTAGGTATTCCAGTTGTTGTTGCGAGAGCAGTTCCAGAAGAAAGATTTTTTGCAAAGATGATAGGTTATGGGTTCCCAGTGCCTTCTGTACATGCACGATGGTGTACAAAGGTGCTAAAGATTGAACCTATGAATAGGACTAACAAATATATGCATCTCACAGGGGAGCATAGAGGAGAATCAAATAATAGGGATGCCAAATTAAGTACTTGTGGTTCCACAGAGTGTGGGATAGACAAATTAGCAAAGGACAGTGTGATTAGACCAATCATCAGTTGGAGAAATTGTGATGTTTGGGATTACCTTTTCACGGCTGATGCTATTTTCTACACTGGCTTTTTCAATACAATTTCTTCTGTCTACTCCATATCTGAAAATGAAAAGGGCAGTCTTAGGATGGGATGCATAGGTTGCCCTGTAATTAGTGTTGCCAAGCATTATAAAACTGATGATAAAGGTTGCCCAAGTGCGCTCTCTATAGCATTGAGGCTATTACTAGAGGAAATGAGAAGTGACAAACTAAGACTAATGAATCCACGTCCACCAAAAAATGGGACTAGAACACATGGGGCTTTAGCAGTTATGTCAAGAAAATATTACTGGCAACATATTAAAGTGTTGAATGATAAATTTGCACAACACGGAATTACCTTGATATCTACTGAGGAGTGTAAATATATTGAGCATTCTCTATCCATTGGTCGATATCCCAAAACCTACAAAGTAGAGGATATAGAAAGGCTGGAGCGAGACTGGTGGAATGACCGTTGTCCTGAGTACATTAAAGAATTCGCCGCTCTAGTGGCAAATAAGAGGTGATTTGCTAAAGGTACAATCATAAGCAGATAAAAAAATAAACCCCCTCCTGGTCATCCTAGAAGGGGTTTTTTATTGGTTACTTACAAATAACTATAAGACACTCAAACTTGACCCAATTTCTAATGTTCCTTGACCAGTTGCACCATTGGTTAATTGAACTCTTGCATATCTTAGGGTAATAGAAGCTTCTAGAGCAGAAGGGACACCAATTGCAAGGGTAGTGCTAGCCACAGTTCTCCAGTTCGTAGAGCCATTCTGAGATTCTTGAATTACAAAGCCACCAGCGGTACTTGCTTGGTCAGATACTGCCATTGCCCTGAATTTGTAATATCTGGCTATGCTATCTCTGGCTGTGCCATTAAAAACCCCGCTAATGCCCAGTGGGGTAGTACTGTCTGCGTAAAATTGTGTCTTAGGAAATAAGACAAGTAGGGGATTTAGGCTTGCAGAGTCTTCATTCTGCGTAATCATGAAGTACTCGTCACTCTTAACTAGAAAGCTTTTGTCAGTCATAATTGTAAGTATAGTTACTATATCTATATTTTATATGGGCATTATTAGTTGCAATGAAGAGAATCTAAATAATGCTTATGGGCTGGTTGAAAAGAACAAGAAAAAGTTCGCTCCATCAGAGAGAGATGATGCACTAAAAAGAGCACAACGTATAGCCAAACTACAGGAAGCAGCAAGTGTTAAATATAAGGATGTCATTGCTGCTGAGACTGCCAATAAAGCCAGCAACCGAGCCTTTATGGACAGTGTGGTCAACCAAAGGTTTGGGAAAATTAATGACCTCAACCCAGCCAATCGCTATAGGGTAGAGGCATTTTTAGCTAATTGGATTGGGGTAGCATACTCAAAACTCAACACAGGAAAATTATCTAACATAGGACAAGTCAGGGACAGACTACTTGAGCTTCGACGCTATGGTACAAATATCATTGACCTCCTGGTTGACTACAAAAGAAATGAAGGTATTGGAGCTTTACATACTACCTTTAACAATATTGCTAAAAAGTATGGAATCCAGGGGAGCGAAGCTAACAACCTCTTGCTCAAGGCAATCGAAGTCGGGGAGATTCCACAACAAAAAGTTGCCAGAAACATTCATGCAGCAGGGCATGCCTTCTTGGATGCTAGATACAATAATTTCGTGCAGGAACTTGCAGGAAAGGGTTTTCAATCTCAAGAAATCGAAGAAATTTTAGCATCAGCCCACAGAATAACAGCTAAGTTTGACAGTGTACGAATGTTGGCTCAGAGTATGGGACTGGATGTTGGTTATGTCGATGGCATAGGGTACATGCCACGGATGTTCACCCCAGCTGGCAGCAAGCATATTAAAGGGTTTGTCAAAGATGAGGCAGCTACCCTATATGAGGAGTACATTAGGAACCCAAATCCACTGAGCTTGCAGTATGCTTTCAGCAAGTCTAGGGACACTTTCCACTACATCCCAGAGGATGAATTTCTAGTGTCTACATTGGTGGGAGTAAAGCCGGAAGAGCTACGGCAGATGATTGTCGATAATACTTTTGTGAAGCATTTACATGAAAACGTATCGAAACCGATGCTCGATAACTTGGTGGACACGGGACTGCTCTCCAAAGTCCCCATGTTTTCTGAGGAAATGGTTGATTATGTCAAACAGCAATATGGTAATCTTCCCTTTAAGCAAATGGAAGAAATCCTAAACACCAACCCAGAACAACTTTATAGTCAATACAAGGAATTATTAGGCAAAGCTGCTGGCGAAAGCTTGATGATGAAGACACTAACTGAGGAGGGTATAGCGCATGGGTGGAGTGCGACCCCAGACATGATTGCTCAGAACCCCAAAATGTATGAGCAGTGGAGCCGTCTAACCCCTGATGAGATAAGGAAGTATCACAGTGGATATCAAGGCGGGGATTTGCTAATTCAGCCAGAAGTGTGGGGCACATGGTCGGCAATCGTAGACCTCACTAAGTCCCCAGAAAAGATGGGTACTGTTGCCAACCTATTTAGAAACCTTGGTGGGCTATTCGTTCAGTCATCACTAATCAGCACTGGATATGTGCTGAGAAATTTGTGGACTAATACTGTCTCTCTTGCAGCTTCTGGTGGGAACCTCCTTAGGGCGTGGGAGGGCTTTAGTGATGTTACCAAAGTTATGAAGCATGGGACATCTATATTAGATGACACCAAAGCTGTGTACAAGATGGGGGATAGGCTGGTAACTAAGAAACGTCTATTCGAGGAAGTATTTCTACACGTTGGCAATAATTATGTCCCACAATCAAGTTTCCTCAAAGCAGGGGACATGAAGGGCTTTGGAAACCCGGTCAGGGGGATGAAATATTTACTCAATTACTCACAGGTGCACGGCTTTATACGCCCCGCTAAGCAGACTGACAACTGGTTAGAGGGAATTAGCTATCTTTTGGAGCAGGCTAGAAGTTCTCAGGATGTTGTCTTTTCAAGGTTTGCTTGGTTGTCTCAATTCAATGAGAGTGCCATGAAGTGGGCAACAATATCATCCAGGGCAGACACCAGCATAGGGAATCGTCTTGGGCAGTTTGCAACTGCAACCAAAGGTGAGGCTCTAGGTGACTTTGCAGATGAGATGAGGCACGTCGATAACTACTTCTACATGTGGGATGACGTAGGACGTGTGCCAGCCTTTGCAGGGCGCTATGTGATGCCCTTCGCATCAACAATGATGAAAATTCCCCCTAGTATTGTGCGACATGCTTGGAACAACCCAACAGCTTTTATTAACTACTGGAGAATTAGGCAGTTTATAAATAGTGGAGCGGGGGATGAAAAAGATGAACTACCAGAGGCAGGCATAGCACAGTGGAAACAGGATGCCTCCCCATTGGTTCTTTGGAAAGACCCAGAGAGCAAAAATTATGTCGCTATTATGACCAATAGTTTTGACCCAGTGAGCGACACAACTTCCTTCTTTGACAAGTTATCTAAGCGCACATTGGCAGCCACAGGCATCTATACTGGCTCCACAGAGGAGCAAACTCGCTTTATTCAAGATAGATATGACTTTAAAGACTGGTCTGCTGAGTTCTTTAAAAATGCCCCTCCGCTAACCAGGTGGGCTGTCGAATGGTGGACAGGGATTGACGTGCGTACTGGAGCAAAGTTGGAACCGAAGTTTATTCAGGGAAATCCTACTTTCTTTGGGGTTAGGCTCAACCCTGTAGCTAAGGCACTACTGGGGGCATACCCACCTCTTGATTTAATCAACAGAACTAATCCATTCGACATGTTTGGTACACCAGAGGTAACAGACCCACGTAACCCATTTAAGCCACTGGTTGCACCAAAGAATTCTGTTTTTGGGAAACAGCGTATTGAGCCAAGCATGGAGAAATATTTACCAGAGGCGCAGACAGCGGCTGCACTTGCAATAAGGACATTGGGCATCCCACTTACTGTCATTGAAACTGCCAGGCAAACTCAAACAAGTTATGCCCAAATGGAGGGCACAGCCAATGAGCTTAAGAAGGAAATTAGACGAGTAAGCAATCAACTTTACAATGGCAAAGTTACCGACAGAGATGAGCTAGATAATTTGTATAAGCAGGTCAAGGAAACTAGAGAAATAGAATTTAAATTACGCATAGCTACACTAAGGCTTGAGCTATGGATGAAGCAGCACAATGTACCCAAGAAGGATGTCTGGAATAAGTTGGAATCTTTGGGCGCAAATAGTCTTCCACCACTAGCACAAGGTGATGCAGATAAGATGGCTCTAGACTACGTGTCAGAGCTAGCTAAAGATGACAAAAGGTACAATGAATTAAGAGTTAAATTTGGAGTGCAAAGTAATGAGTAGTGGTACACCTACACAAAGACTATTAGCAATTGCAAACCTATTTGCAGCTAATCTACAATCAGTCAAAACTACAGGTCAGGGACAAGTAGCTGCTAACCAAAATGGCACTCCTCAGACTGTTGCTTACACAGGAGATGTGTCACCTACGACAGAAGATGACTACCAGGAAAATACTAGCTATGGTGTCCGTAGAAAATACTTGCAACAACAGAAAGCCTTATTTAATGCAGACGCAACACACAGCGCACGCAGACTAACTGGTAGGGGCTGTCGATGACTACAGCTAATGTCAGCACAACCAGCCCAGGTAGCACTCCATTCACTGTAAATGTCACTGTCTGTAATTTACTGACAGACCTTACTGTCAAAGATTTCCAGATATTTGTGGGTGGCACATTTAACTGTGAAGGTAGTGCCTGCACAAATTGGGCTAAAACTACAGCCACCCAGCTAACTTACAGCGGCACAATTATTGCCAACGGAACATCTATCCAGGTGCGTCGTAAAACTCCGAATAGCATAGTTCAACTTATTAGCTTTGCTTCTAGGTTTAGCTCTGCCCTTTGGAACTCCGAGATTGACAGAATTATTAGATGGCGAGAGGAAGCAGACTTAAATGGAGTTGGTGCGGGAGCGACTATTACTGTTGCACTTCCAAATGATGGAGCATACCCCACTGGCTGGGATGGTGACATTATCCAGCCACCTACTAGAAATGCTACTTTTGATGCATTACAGCTATTTGCCAAAATAGATGCGCCAGTTCTTACAGGGGATGCTAGAGCACCAACACCACCTGATGCGGATAATGACACCTCTATAGCGACCACAGCATGGGGACAGACTAGGGTGTCTAATGCCTTATCTGGTTCACCAGCCCTGGGGGGCAACCCCACTGCTACCACCCAGGCAGCTAACACTAACAACACTAGAATAGCTACCACTGCTTTTGTCCACCAAGAGATGAAGGGTGCTCTCGATTGGACAGACACAACTGAAATAGTGGCTACTGGTAGATACAAAAACGCCCTAATTAATGGAAGATTTGACGTTTGGCAAAGGAACACTACCTTTACCTGGGACAACACAACGACTACTATTTACACAGCGGATAAGTGGTTAGCACAAAACTCTAATGGTGGAGGAACTTCTGCTGCCACGTCTGTTACTAGGCAAGCTTTTAGCCCAGGACAAACATCTGTACCAAATGATCCAGCATTCTTTTGGAGAGTAACTAATTCAACTCAAGGTACTTCTTTGGGTGCTGCCAGTTTTCACTCGCTCAAAAACCATATGGAGAATGTTCACCTATTTGCAGGTGAACAAGTAACTCTAAGTTTCTGGGCACGTTCGACAATCACAAGTAAAACACTTGGGATGTACTTGTGGCAATATTTTGGGACTGGTGGTTCACCATCCGCTAATGTGACTGGCATTGGTGGGCAGACGTTTAGTTTGTCTACCACATGGACTAAATTCACAGCTACAATTAGTGTCAACTCAATCTCTGGAAAAACTATAGGTACTAGTGGAAACCAAACTTCTGCACTAATCCTAGAATTTTTCTTCCAAGCTGGGTCAAACTTCTCTGCTACATTAGGAAGCACATTTGGTTGGCAGGGAACCGGGGACATAGAAATAGCTCAAGTCCAATTAGAGCGAGGGGCATTTGCTACAGCGCCTGCTATTAGGGAACCAGCGTTAGAGTTGAAATTGTCCCAAAGATATTATCAGAAAAGCTATGACACCATTACTTTTGCAGGAGCTACAGCTTTTAATGGTATGACATTCGCCGAATATGGTGCTGTACAGACTGGTAGATTTGGGCTTTCTACAAGATTTAATCTTCCAATGAGGATTACCCCAACAATTACTCTTTATGATGATGTAGGCAATGCTGGGAAAACTTATAGGGCTGGTTCCAATAAAGCATCTAACACAACTGACCAGACTTGTACTAGTGGGTTCCACGTGTTTACTGACGATGCTACCTCATCACTTACTTTTGGTTATCACTGGACAGCTGACGCTGACTATTAAATATGGCTTTATATAAATTGACGCTCGACGGGACTACTATCATTCGCACTTCTGATAATGCGGTTATCCCAGTTAAGGAAGAAAATAGGAACTACCGTGAGTATCTAGATTGGATAAGTCGGGGAAATGTAGCTGACCCCGCTGACCCAGCAGCAGCAGACGACCCAGAAAATAAAGTATCTGCCAAGAGAATGGTGCGGATACTTAAAAAAATTCGGCAGTGGATCAAATCTCAAGACCCTGCTGCCGATATTCCTCCTATTGACCCGGACTAGAGTGTTTAGAGAGAGAGAGAGAGTGAAGAGAAATCATTACCCAATCTCTTAATTTTGGCTCTAGCCCATCAAGTAGCTCATGAATCAACTTCTTTCTAGCTTTCCACATATAAAGAACATTAGGCACTAGCGGAGAAATTAAATCCTCTAGTGCCATTGCATATGCAGTGATTTCATTTTGTGCCCCGTGCCCCTCCCGTAGGTCGATGAAATTCAAGGCTGCCTGTAGTGAGACTGTCCAGGTGAAAGTGGTGTAGAAGCAGGGAGGGAGGACTCCTCTTGCTTGCTCCCGACTGACGCCTGCTTTGATGAGTGACTGATATGCATCCCAGCAACTCTCAGCAGTACTATCAAAAATCCCACGGAGATACTCTTGAGAATCAATAGAGAGCGCTCCAGCGCTGCTTTGTTTGTTGGTTGTTGACTGTGTATTAAACTCTTTAGGAACATAGTAGTCTCCTCCATCCTTGACCTTGCTATAGCGTAGGCTGCGTTCGTTCCACTGTGACTGTTCATCAATGTGGCTGGAAGCAATGTGATGTTTCCACCATTGACGACAGACATACAGTGGGGCTTTAACCCTGAACTTAAATGCTGTGCCGCGCAGTGGGCTAGTGTGCTGTGGTGACGTGAGGTTAAGCAGCAGGAATGACATTAGTTTGATGTCTCCTGGTGTTAGATCCTCGCTCACCACAGCTCTGCTAGCTCTGGCGTCGTTTACAACAGCTAGGTCGCCACCCATGTGGTCAATCAATTCAATGAAACTTTTACCATCTTGCAATGGGTCAATCATCTGTCCCTTCCTTTTAGTAGCAAATGTTCTACCAATAACCTTTCCCTTCCACTAAGACAGCCTGAATTGTAAGCCGCAACCTGACCGTCTCTTGTAGAGAGGTCGAAGTCAGACAACTGAGGCTCTTCCTTTCCAATCGAAAAGGTAACGGTGTGCTCATAGTCATCACTTTGTCTATCTCTCCTGTCTAAAATCCTATCTTGCAGCCTATCCATCCTTTTTTCTGCCTCTTGGCGGCTGATGCCACCAGATGAATAGGCTTCCTTAATTCCTTTTGCTTCTCTTTCGTCCCAGAATGATTGGGTCAACATGTCTAGTATGCTCATTATTTTTCCCCCTCTGTGGTTTCTGTTGTGTACTCTTCTTCCACGTTTTGGTCATCCTCTGGATAGTGTGATCGCAACACATAGTCGTACAGGTCTTTAATTTGCTTGTACGCCTTCGCATTACTCCCTGCCCCAAAGACGACTTTGATAATATTGGTCTTGGTCATCTTCTCTTTTTTGAAGTAAAGGATGACCTGCTTTAGTAGTATTTCCCGAAATATACAGGAATTTTGAAGTGCCACTATTTGGTCATTTTGGGGCACTTTTTTGCTATCTGAAATAATTGGATAATTAGATAATTTCCCAGCTTCATGCGGGTTTCCAGCGTTATAACGATTGGATAATTCTGAATCGTTATCCACTGAATTATCTACTTTTATTTGACCTCCTGGATAATGATTTGGGACTATTGCAGGGGTGTCTTCAACCATTGCTGGGTGTGGCTGAGACAGTAGCCATTCAGTCTCCTCCTCTGTTAGCCCAGCCTTTTCACAGACACTCTTTCTTCCCCTCTTGGGGGTAAGGTAGCTACGAAGGTAGACGTACTTGAGGTTCACTCGTGTGCTTCCCTCCCCATCCACACCAAGGGTTTTGACCTCATCACCATCAACAAGGACAACCAGGCGTAGTTTAACCTTCCTGGCTTCCCTAATGAGTTTCAGGAATGGTATGCGTACCTCCTTCAAGGACGCCACAATGCTAGGAAACTCGTCAATTATGATGTTGACAATAGGGAAGTCGTCATCCCCTTCCCTTCTTCGCTTGTACCTCTCATCCATCTCCTCAATTAGTGACTTAAAGAAACTTGCCGCAGATACGTCTGGGTGCAGCCCTTGCCTTATTCCCTCAAAAGGAACTGACTCATCAACCTCCCAGTCACCATAGTTTCTGCCTCCGCAGAAGGATGGAATTCCGGGGAAGTCATCTGGTTTGTCATGTGGATTAACTACAAGGCTTTGCCCCGAAAGCCATGTAGACATCCAAGTAGCTGTAACGCTTTTACCATCACCACTAGCCCCAATTAGCAAAATGTGTGGAAACTTGTCAGACTCCGTGTTGAATAGTTCCCAATCAAAAAGCTCTGGTGGCTTAAATGGAGTAGGTGGAAGCTCAATGGTTATTTCGTCTGCGCTTGGCTCCATTGCCTTGTAGTAAAAGTTTGCTCGCTGTTGGTCGCTTATATCCTGTAGGTCATTGTGGATGAACTCGTTTTCTAAAGATATACGTCGTACCATCATTGCCGACACACCTACTCCCACGGCACTTAGCAATAACCACCGTTTTAGATGCAACGCCTTTAGATGCCCCGTGTACTGTAGCAGCACGACTGCGATTAGCAGCCACAGTACGCCCATTAGGGTTAACCCCGCTGCTGTTGCCCTTTGCTTTGTGACTAACAACTGCCTGATTTCCGTTGGTCGCAGTGTTGGCGACCTTTCCTTGTGTTCCACTTCCATATTGTGTAGTGCCAATAATCCCAAGTGTTATGCCACCAATAGTCAGGATTGTTCTAGCTATCGACGGCACTAATAGGCTTCTGTTTATCTTTACAGCGAACCAACTGGTTAGCCCCAGCATGCCAATTAGTGTGGCTGGTACGATTAATTCAACCATCGTAAAAGTGGCTAGAAACGTCACCACAAAGGCAGTTCCAGCCACAGTCACGCCAGCATTTATTAATATGTCTGGGGGTCTGGCGGGGAAAAATATGTATCTACTCCAGTTATAAGCAAAGTCATCCATCGGGTTGACTGTCCTATTACCGTGGATGTTCACTTGGGAGATTCTCTTCCCAAACATCCCCCCGACCTCAAGGGTTACTTTAGAGTTCTCGTTGGGGTTGTCAGTTCCCCCGTTGCTGTTCCTGACCATATGTCTGCACCTGATTTGATACCCCAGCGACAATAATGAATGTTCCAAAGTTAATAATCATTGAGATTATTAGTAAGAATTCTGCAAACCCTACAGGACTATAAGGCTTACGGGCTGGAGTTTCTACGCTTTTTGTGTATAGGCGGCTTCTTCCGACCCCTATTCCGGATGTGTGTTTCACTCTTTTTACTTTTGTTATTTATAGGTTTTATTGTTGGCACTGTGTAAGTAGTGTTGTCATACAAAAGATAGACAGTATTTTGATACTGGGAAACGAAGACATAGCTGCCCAACAAACAAACTATTAAAAATACTGCCCCAAACCTAGAAAAAAGGTTCGGATTAGGTGGGGTTTTTCCTCCCCTTCCTGACCCGAACCCTTGCTTTTTCACTCCCCCAATTGTGGGTTCTTTACTGAATCCAGTATAGATTTTAACTCACCATTTTGCTTGTCCATCTTAGAGCATAGATTGCTAAGCATTTCATTGTAGCTATCCTCTGTAAGATGGATTGCATGGTTGTTTACATAGGAGTTGATTTCCCTCAGAAGAGAAATACGCTCCAGTATCACAGTCTTTGGGTTGACATCAAGGTTGATTGTCTGCTTATCCTGTGGCTTGTTGCTCTGCATCCCAGTGTCTGTAAGCCTTGTTGCAAGCCCTGTCTCTGCCTTAATGCTTTCTCTTAGGTATTCAACTTCTTCATCAGTTAGCTCATCATTAACCTCTTCTGTAATGGCTTCTAGCAGCTCTCTAGCCTTCTCATTAGTGATGTTTAACTCTTCACATACCTTGGTTATACTCGCCATTATTTGTCTCCCCCTTTAAGTATTCTGCTTTTGATAGCTTGTTTAGTCTATTTACTACTATGTTCTTCACTAAAATGTCTTTTCTGACTTCCTTTGACAAATGCATAACAATAGTAAGCACCCAGACTTGGTAGTTTGTTAGGGGCATTCCTAACATTGTCTCCTTTCTATAATCTGGAATCCATATCCTACAGTACCTGTCAAATTTGTTTACTGTTTTCCTACAACACCCTCTTGTTGCTGCGAATTCAGTCTTCCCTAAATACCCATCCAATGTTTGCATAATTCACCTCATTGTTTGTGAACTTCCCTCCAACTTAGTTTATATTTAGTATGTTTGACCATGCTTCCTAGTTTTCCTTTACTTTTCACTAGTTCAGTTTCTAGTGAAGTTTGCTAAGTTTCACTAGAAACTCATTTGACATCCACATAATTTGCAAGTTTCTCCAAATTCTACGAGAGTGAATTACTTAAGCTTCTAGTGCGCATAGTGCTCTAAATCTAAGTGCCATTAAGTCTTCATACCACGGATTAATCTTACAAAGTGGAGGAATAACCACCTTGAATTTCCCGAAGCAATAGGTATGCGCAAAGGGGCATGCCCCTGGTATGACCCTAACCACTAATTTTGCGAAATTCCTATCCATATATTTTCTCCAAATTTTTTATTCCATGACCACAGGAGTGGCACAAGTCCATGCTTTCCATACCCGGTCTTCTTGCTTATATAGAAGCAACTCAAATTTGACTTCCTTTGTGCGTAGATCCTGCTCAGTGAGTGTAGGCATATCTTCCGTAACTGGTGTAAGCGGAAAAATAAAAATTGTGACCACTATTTGTTGTCCAGGGTGATAGTCATCAACACTAGGTAACTTCCTTTTGCAAGTAATAAGCTGCCCTAGTGTTATGGCATCTTTGTACAACATGATTTTTCTCTCCTCTCTCTATCTCTCTCTCTACATTTAAAAGAAAAGGGGAACAAGCATTATGCGCGTTCCCCCCTGATGTGCATCGACAAACCTTTGTTTAGAATATTTCGTCCGTCAACTCTTCAACATCCTCTTGTGACAATGGTTGAATTTCCCAATCCTCTCCTCCAACCCAAGTTGGTTCTATAGGTCTCTCTACAACCCACTTACCTTCTTCATCTTGATAAATGTAACCTTTTGGCGCTCCATCATTTGTCCTGTAAGTCATCTTCCTTCCCCTCGTAATAAGCTCTATTAACTACATAATCTACATTGGCAATCTCAGGTTCTTGCCCCCATGAAATTTTACACACTTTATCTTTGCCTTTTTTACCTCGCCTTGATGTAACTCGACACTGAAGCATGCCATCCTTTTCTAATTTGCGTACCCAAGAAGCCACAGTAGGTCTAGGTCTACCTAAACCCCTTGCTGCATCTATGATTGCGACTTCCTTTAGTTCTCTAAATAGCCTAATAAGAGCACTTTGGTGGTTATCCCCAAAGGCTCTCTCCAAAAGTTCCCTTCTTTCAGTAGTCGTGCAAATATTATTGCCACGACTGGAATCTCGTATACAGGTTATTTCTTTGCTTCTCCTCATACCGCAGAGAACAATCAACATAGTAGAAAAAGTTAACCTATGGTCAACCTCCTCATATATCTCCAGATAAGAAAAGAAACCAGTAGACAAATACTTGAGTATTCTTCGCTTTACCTCTTCCTTACTCAAGTAGACTTTTTTAGTTCTGGCTTTTTTAACTTTTCTAGAACGCACCATTGATTTCTTAGGTGCGGCATTAGTTGCTGCATTAGGGTTAATTACCTTTGCTCCTATTGATTTAAGATAATGTAAGCACTCTCTACAAACGAACTTATTACCATTGTCTACTAGTGCACCAACCAAGTACCTAAAATGATATCTATCTGCACCAGTGCACCAGCCCAAACGTTCCTCAGCAAATAAGTGGATGCTAGCCATACCAAATTCCTCTCCCTCTACATAGCAACTAATGCCTGATTTCTTTGTAAAAGCTCAATAGAAATATTTGGTTCTAAGACAGATGAGACGTATTCTGTAGGTCTTCCATATTTATTGCTCTCAACACTAATATCAAAAAAAGCACCTCTATACTCTGAGTAACGCATTGACTCAGGTACTAACAGTCTTCCTGTAGGCTTCTTGCAATAGAATTCAACCTCTGGTGCTGGAGCAGCAAAGTTATCAAATATATCTGCGACATCCCTTATGCCCTCCAGAGCTTCAAGTAATGTAAGTGCTCTAGCAACCCTATCCTTAACTAGCTCATCACTAGGGCGAACTAATATCAACTCCCTGGTGACTTTGTTGATTATCAACCAAACACCCTTCATTTGCATTGTCTCTGCGTAACAAGATAGCTGCGTGGCGTACCCATAAATTGCATCAGACGGTTCATTAACGAATCTCCTAAAGTTTCTGTCATTCATAGTTTTTATTTCAACCACCTCATCATCAACCACACAGTCGATGTGACCCACACATCCATGAAAATTAATTTCTTTTTGTGGGTGTGTAACCTCTAGCCCATAAAGCCGCATCAAGCTAATTAAAAAAGACTCAAACCAATCACCATAGTGGAATGAGAATATACTTTTCACTGCTGGTAATTCTTGACTAAACCCCAAATGCTTAAGTGCTAATAGTACAGCAGGATGCCCAAGTTCACTTACACCTATACCCTTCCTTTTGCTCTCTGTACACTGTCTAATCAGACTGTTATGTACTTCTTCCGCGTGCACTTCCGCTATTTCCGGAAGAATGCTTTTGTCTAGTTCATGGCTCCTATATAATCCCACGTTAAACCAAGCCACAAAATACTCTAAGGATTTGTCAAAAATTGTATGCATATTAAACACTCCCTAAATATAGTAGGGGAAGTGTGGTCGCTAGATAGCTCATCACACTCCCTCACCAAACTAGTTAGAATCGCTTTCCTCTTCTTTGTGTCGAACTCCGACCAGAGCTATTTTCGGTACCATCATTTCTATTTCTGTCGTACCTACCGTTGCCATTACCATTCTTTTGTTTTCTCCTGGTAATGCTGCCATTAAATGCTGGTCTGGGTTCAAAATCCCCATCATACTCATACAAGCTGAAGGACAACTCTACATAGTTGTTTCCTTTGTAGACATATATTTCCCCAGCTTCTATAGCTTCATCAAGCATTGATAGAGGAATTTTTATCGTTCCATAATAGCTAGAAGCGTATTCTGGATTGGACTCATAACCAGTGATAAAACCCTTAGACTCTTGAAAGTCTTCGTGTGACATAGTAACCACCTAAACTATTTTGCTGGAAAATCTACCACCAAATTTAGAACGGGAGGCATTTTGAATCGTGTCCTCCATATAAGCAGGTTGGGTAATAACATCCTCTTCGCTTGACTTCTTCTTCAGTTCCTTGGGTTTTGTACCAAGGGCAGTAAAAGGGTGGCTATCTTCCTCTTTTCTTTGTTTTGGTTCCACCTCTTCATCAAGAATCATTATGTCTTCCTTCAGTTTGCGAAAGACACTAATGCCTATCCATGTCTCCAGTGCAATGAGCTTTACAGTCCCTCTCTGCATTGCATTGTTGATGTCTGTCACAGTTGGCTCCATCTGCGCCCTGTGCATGTTATCCATAACGGGGTAAAAGAGGGGCTGTGTGCGTCTCTCACTGTCTAAGTCATACAAATACGGGTAGACCACAGATCCAAAATTTGGGTACTCAAACCAAGGGCGAAGTATTGGGTATGGGTC